GGCTTCATGACACAAGGCTCGTTAGGGATACCTTGGTCAGCCATGAACTGTGTTAGTGGATCTTTGTTGTCACCCCTGACGGTTCTAATGTAGTAGTTAGAATGACGGGCATGTATTCCAGAGGCTGAGTCAACGAGTTGGCTGACCGTTCCTGAGGGTTTGACACAAGTAATAGCAGCAGAGGGGTTGATACCAAGACGCTTAGACAAATCAATGTTTGTTTCAACTGCAACCTCTCGTAGTTTTTCAAGTGTCTTAGACAACCCGTGGTTCTGTGTTGTTGTCAGAGTGTTGTCCATTATCCCCGTAAGGGACACTCCAAGCAGACGTTCATCTTCTGTGTTTCGTTGCCACACTTTTCGCAGGTATGGAAATTTAGTGTAGGTGGACTGAATGGTTCCCAGAATACTTGCCATACGGACTTTGCGTTCAAGATCATCATAAGAGTCTGTGGCACGGATAACAACTTCCGTAAGATTACAGAACTGATACGGACGCAAGATGATTTCGCTGCAAGGATTGGTTCCGAAATCCCATTCAGGATCACGCCGCCCATACTTAGCAGCTTGTTTCTTAGATGCCTCACGATTAAATACTCCTCTTTCACCTGATCCAGATTCCATAAGCGACATCCACTCACGCATAAACGACAAACTGTCAGGCTTCTCTGAGTATGCTACTGAGTTATTAGCCAAGGCACGTTGAGGATTGTTCTCCCACCATGCACCTGACTTAGCATGACGCATACGATCATCTGACAGGTTAGACAAAGATATCATAGCTGATCGACGTACACCACCAACGACAACAACCTCACCTATCTTACACATAATGTCATGGCACTCAAGACTAGACAGCTTTCTACCCTGAGAATCCTTGAAGATCTTAACGACAAAGTTAAATAGATCGATTAAGGGTGCAGGTCCACTAGCTCTACCACCAAATGTTTTAAGTCTAGCACCAGCAGGACGTACCTTTGACACATCCCATTGAGGGATCTCACCAGCCCAGAGGAGAGCAAGCACTTGACGGAAAGCTTTAGCCCAACCTTCTTTACTATCCTTAACGACGATTGTGGTATCACTGTTAAACAGTTCGGGAACTTCTGGGAGTTTACTTATGAACTGACGTTCAACACTGAACCCGACACCTGTACCACACAAGAGGATGAACATAGCTTCATCGAAGGATTTAGGATCATCTACGGGTAGATAAGAACAGTTATACCCTGAGGTGTTGTCACGTTCTAAAGCTGGACCAGCTGTCATCATAGCTCTCATGGATGGCATGATCTCTAGAGACAGGATAGCATTGCGTAACTGATTGACGTAGCTGTCATTCCCAAGGACAGGACGAACAACCTTATCCATGTACCGTTCTACTGTCTCGTCCCAAGTCTCACGGCGTCCTTCTTTCTCCAACCATCTAGCATAACGAGACGTGTGAATAAAAGCTTGATAATCTGTTGGTAGGTAGTTACTCATCCTTACCTCTTCCTCTCATTGTTTTGTCTTCTTCTAACCAGATCATTCGATCTATGTCAGCCCTGACAATGCCTATATCTTTTAACTCTTTGTCTGTCAACTGATTTAATTGTTTGATTGCTAGTCTATGTGAACGCCACGTTGCAAGGTAGTTAATATATCGCCAGAACCATGTCATCTGTTGTCACCTGACCCAGCAAGGGTTCCTCTTTCCATACGTCCTTGTAACTTCTGCAAGTTCTCAGCAGCAACATCTGCCATGTCAACATTCAAGTCACGGCACAATGCAGCTAAGTACCACAGACAATCACCTAACTCAGCAACTATAGAGTTGTGATCTAACTCACCATCCCTGATAATCTTCTTAACCTTGTTGGCTACCTCTCCAGCTTCAGCAGCTAAACCTAAGGCTGGGTACACAATCTGGTACTCTTGTTTATAGATTGCTGTCTGTGCAGCCTCATCCATATAATAATTAAAACCCATATCTTCCTCTTCCTCTTCAAACCAAAAGTCTAAATCAGGATCGTTAGTCACTCTTCCCATTCTGCCCATGCCCTTTCTTCATTGGATACGTCTATATATTTATTAGGATCGATCAAGCCTTCTTCGACTAACAACTTTACCACATGCCTTATAGATATATCGTTCTCTTCTAACAGCCAAATCAAATCAAAATCTTCAGCCAAGGTATCAAGTTTACTCTCATAGTCAAACATTGTCAAGACCTTTTCTCCTTAATCCACTCAATTGGAATGGTTTCTTTTGCATATAAGAAGTTGTGTCTATCACACCAATCAGCATAGGTAGACTTAGCACCCTTAGCTAACTTAGCTTTAGGGTTACTGAAGACAAAACGAATGTCGTATTCTGGATGTTGTTCTTTTACCATGAGATGTTTTACCCTGTCAGACGGAATAAACCTTCCTTTAGTTTCAATTATAATTCCATTAGGTAACACAAAGTCAGGGGTGTACGTTCTAAATCTCATGTCTTGCCATTGAATCTTTAGTGTTTCGTACTTGAATTTAACTTTGTGTTTCCTTAGATACTGTGCTGTTCTCTTCTCTAGTCCTGATCTGTAACGCATTTAGGTGGCTCCCATAGTTGTTCTGGGTAGCGTCTTAACCACAGAAGCCTAGCATTCTCTATCACTCTGTCCTCTTCACCACCATGCTCTCTCAGACATCCCTCGTACAGATCTTGTTCTGTCTTGCAGTCAGTCACCATTCTCTCAGCTTTAGTTGGACCGATACCGTATAGACCTATGATATTATCTGCCCTGTCACCTGTAAGTATTTGTTTGTAAAAGAACTTCAAGCCACTAAACTCATCGACAACTTTGAACTCTCTCTTGTTAGGGTTGTAATGTCTGCATGGAATCTGAAGCATGTCTTTGTCAATGGAGACAACGACTGACTCAGGTCCACCCTCAGTTGCAGCTATAGCTATAAGATCGTCAGCCTCTTCACCTTTAGATACTTCCGCTTCCCAATTCTTTGACATGTGCTTGCGGATACCTTGAAGGTGGTGAGGTTTTTCTACGTCCTTCCTGTTGCCCTTGTACTCATGGCTGACAGATATGTCATACCGAAAGTTGCCCTTACCTGTAAGATACACCTTATACTTTTCTATGTTATACTCAAAGGCTACCGCATCGATAGACATCTGAATGAGATCGTCAACCTTATCTGTGGCGTCAGCTAACTCCTGATCCTCACAGGAGAATGCTGCACGATAGGCAAAAGGATCTCCATCTATAAGTATCATTTACCGTAACCTCGTAGAGCCTTCCATGACACAGGGAATAGGTCACACATCTTATCACTGATGTGAGAGGCTACCTCTCGTGTCTCAGCCTGTGTGTCAGGTGCTCCACGTAACTTACACATATCAGCAAAGGCATCCAAACTACCTGACCAATACCACTCAGTCATCATGCTCTGTGGCAGTACCATACGTGCTTGCTCAGGGCAGACACCTTGACTCAGAAGTTCTTTATATAAATCCAAGCATGAACCTATCTCTCTGAAGTCTGACCATACGTCTACACTGCCCTCACTACCCTGTTTCTTGTCAGGGCTACGTCCACGCCATACATCAGGTGCGTAAAACTCAGGCTTGTTATCCACATACCTACGACTAATCTCATTCCAACGTAGGAACTTATGCTTGACAAGTTGTCTTGCCACAAACACAGGTGCCTTGATGTGGAAGCTTGCAAAGCAATGCCCGAATGGGCTGATGTGATTGTGTTCAGCTAAGTAATTGATAAGCTTCCTGTCTTTAAGCTTCATGTGTTGCTTGAAGCTATAGGCATCCGACTCTTCGTAATCCCAATCACTCTCTTTACCAAAGCTTACTCTTGCAGCGTTTACCACTGTCAAGTCATTACCCATACTGCCTTTGCACGTTACTTCAATCATTTATAAAACCTATTTAAAAGGACAGGGCCATTACAGCCCTGCCAAGTTGGAAAGGAACTCTACGCAGCTTCATCTTCTCGTTCAGGGATAGGCACATGCTCCAAGATCTTAACTGACACAAGGCTTGTACGTGCATACTCCTTACCGTCTCGTCCTTGGAAGGTTGAGATAAGGTTAGTTACCTTTGCGACTGAACCATTGCCGATAGTACCTTGAATGTCTACATCCCAAGGCTGTCCATCTTGATCCACAACCTTAGGTGCACCACCTGCTTGGGTAATCTCTTTACCTTCACGGTTAGTTACCAAGTGTTTGCGTTCAAACTTTAGGACTAACTCACCATCCATCAGTCGCTTCTGATTAGGTTTCTTCTGTGACTTAGCAGCCTTGAGTTTCTCAAAGTCTTCCTTGCTCAAGATTTGATTGACGGTGTATGCACCTTGGCACTCTTCATATGCACCATCGAACCCAACCATGTCACGGTTTTCTTCAAAGATCTTAGCCCATTCGATTGGACCTGTGGTTACTACTTCTTTATAAGCCAATGTATAATCTCCTTCTGGCTGTTTGTAAATACTACATAGTTTATTATAGATAGGTTGTCAAGTGTAAAGATAAATTAAAAGACAAAAAACTATTGCGTATGCCATTAATGAGTGTCTCTCCAGTTCTTACCTATGTCAGTTGAACCTGCAAGTGGGCAGGTCATGTCAAAGTTTTTACCTGCATCGACAATTGACTGGCGTTGTAGCTCACCTAACAACTCAGCATCACTGTACTCACCACATACTTCTGTCTGCCATTCATCGTGAGGCCATGTGACTAACCTGAAATCAATCCACCCATGTCTCTTGGCACGATAGACCCACTGCAATGCAGCATGTTTCATAATGGTTGACTCACCGTTCTGTAACATGCCAGCTAATGTCTTGTGTTCACTAGGAACCTTGACCCTGCGTCCATCTAAACCTGTGAACCAACCTCGACTAGCTATCTCAGGTATACGTTTCTTCTTTAACTTAGCTAGACCCTGAATA